GGTTTTGCTACCTATCGCATCTTTCTGCGGATGACTTTTTGGTGATGCTTTACTAAGTTGACCAAGTTACCTATGATTAAAAAAACCAAGGCTGACACGCAGGCCGAGCTTGCGGGCGTCCTTGGCGTAAGTCGTCAGAGTTTAATCAATTGGCGAAAAATACCCGGTGCGCCTGAGTCACTGGACGAACGGGAATGGCGCGACTTCATGAGCCAGCAAGGTCTGATCGGGCGGACTGGTGCAAGCCGCGACATCGGAACGCTCAAGGTTCTCATCGCCGAGCAAGAACTCGAAAAGAAGCAGCGTGAGAACCAAGTGGCGCGGCAAGAGGTCGTGCCGATTGAAGAGGTCACGGCCAGCGCATCCCGAGCCACGGCCATCTGGCAGACGTCGCTCAAGGCCAAGCTGGAGACAGAGGCACCGACCCGCCTAGTAGGAAAAGACATCGCTGAACTGCGCGCCGAGATCCGCATGATCTCGGATGAACTCTGCGACGAGGTAGCCAAGTTATTTAATATTGAACCATGAGGCCGGAGATAAAAGCCGCCTATCGCCCGACCGCGCCCGACCGCCGCCCGATATACGAATGGGCGCGCTACCACGTGCGCGACATACCCGGCAGCCCGATCAAAGGTCGCTTTGATATAAGGAACAGCCCTTGGCTAAAGGCACCGCTCGATTCCTTGACTGATCCGCTCTGCCGGCACACCACGCTCATCGCTCCGGTGCAGACCGGCAAGACCTTGCTCGCTGAGATCGCCGTTGCATGGCGCATGGTGAACGATCCCGGCCCCTGCACCTTCACCTTCCAGTCAGACGAGATGGCGGCCATCGAGGCCAAGACGCGCCTCATGCCGCTGCTCGATTCCATCGAGGCCGTCGCGCGGATCCTCCCGCGGCCAGGCCCGCTGCGGACGCAGCAGGAAATCTACCTCGGCAACCAGTTCCTCGTGCTCAACTCGGCCAACCTGGCGCACCAGCAAAGCCAGTCGATCCGCTACAAGATCAACGACGAGCTCTGGTTCCCTCGCTGGGCGGAAATCTACCCACACGCCGTCGCTCGCGTCTCGGCTTTCGAGGCCCAAGGGATCAGTCACATCCTCGACATCAGCCAAGGCGGCACCGAAGGTGACACGGCGCACAGCTCCTTTATCGGTGGCACGCAGGAACACTGGCACGCCGACTGCCTATCCTGCGGAAAGCCGATGCCGCTCCGGTTTAACATCGTGCGCGAGGACAAGAGCCGCGCTGGAGTGGTCTGGAACAAGGAGGCTAAGCGCGACGATGGCACCTATGACGTCGCCATCGCTGCCTCTACCGCCCGCTTCGTTTGCGTTCACTGCGGCCACGAGCACGCCGACACCGAGCGCACCCGAGCGCTCTGGCGTGGTTCAGGCCGCTACATCGCCACCACCGAAGGCCGCCGCCGGCGCTCCTTCACCTATGAATCTATTGTGACACATAGCCTCGAAACCCTCGTGACCAAATACTGCTTGGCTGAGAACGACTTCGCTCGGCTCGGCGACGAAAATGCGCGGATCAATTTTCGGCAAAAACAAGAAGGCCGCTTCTGGGTTGTGGAGAAAAACACCATCGAGCTGTCCGACCGCAAGAAGAGTGGCTACCTAACCACGACCTACCAGAACGAGCGCGTGCCGGGCGAGGTGGCGCGCATCATGGTCTGCGACAGACAACAAGCTGGCTGGTGGGTAGAGATCGGAGCATGGACACCCGAGCCTGCCTATCGGCAGCTTTACTTTGGCAAGGTGGAGACGCGCGAGATGCTGCGCGAGTTGCAACGCATGTATCGAGTTGAGGATTGGTCGGTTGGTCAGGATCGCGGCTACATGCCGTCGGAGGTGGATCGCGATTCAGTGGCCTTTGGCTGGTCGGGCATCCAAGGCGCCAAGACCAAAGGCAAGCGGTGGCCGATGCGCGACCACCAAGGCCAGATCATAAACGTGCCGATCTCCGACACCTACGTGGCCGCAGTAGGGAATGGTCACACGGCACCTTACATCGAGTTCGATGGTGAGTGGGCAAAGGACATGCTGAGCAACGCACTCGCTGGCCGCGGCTTTCCCTACCTCTTGCCCGATGACTTCAATCCGCTCTGGCCCGACCAGGTGGCCAGCGAAGAAAAGCGCGAGGTCAGACCTGGCGTCTGGCACTGGTGCGAGGTGAAGCAGAACAACAATCACGCACTCGATTGCGCAGGCATGATGATCGCCGCGGCAATGGCGCGCGGTGTTTTACGGTTCGATCCAAGCGGCTGACGTTTTTTCGATCGTCTTGTAACAGCCGAGAGACCACCGCCGCCTCGGTCGGTCTCGACGCTCCTCTGGCCAAGGTTCATGCACTCCTGAGCGCAGCCGGAGCAACCGAGGCACTGCGCATCTTTTACGCTTCGCGCTTTTGTTATGGGCGCAAAAGCCACCTTTTTCTCAGTCTTGCAAGGCCGCGTTGATCGCGAGGCCGGAATCGTGCGTGGCGTGGCCGTGATCACCGAAGGCCCGGCGCTTGGTCATGGAATGTTTGTCGACACGACCACGCTGGCGCAGGTGATGGAGCAGGCCAAGACCTACACCGGAGGCCTCAAGGTGAAGCTCGATCACACTGCTAGCGCCTCGGAGATCGTTGGCTACTTGACCGACTTTCGCGTCGAGGGCACGACAGTGCGCGCCGATCTCCACCTCCTGCGTTCGTCACCCCGACGCGAATATATTCTCGAACTAGCCGAGACCATTCCCGACACGTTTGGGCTCTCCATCGCTTTCAGCGGCACCGATGAAAAGATCGGTGAAAACTGGTTCGCCCGCTGCGCCGAGATCTACTCGGCGGACATCGTGAGCGAGCCCGCCGCCAACCCTTCCGGCTTATTTCAAGCCGGCGAAACCCAACCCACTCCCATACCTGATATGAATCCCGAAGATCTGAAAGCAGCATTAGATGCTGCTCTTGCTCCCATCCTAGAACGCATCTCGGCCATCGAGACTGCTATTGCTGCCGACACGGCGACCGACATCGCCGAACAAACTTCAGGCATGCAACCCAACGTCGAGCTGATCAAATCCGCCGCCAAAGAAGCCGCCCTCTCCGTGCTGCGCGAGTTCAACGCCGCCCTCCCTGCTCCGGTCAAGTTCTCCGCTCCTGCGGTCGAGCCCAAAGCCGAGAGCTTCGAGAGCATCGTTCGCGGCCTCAAGGCCGCTGGCACCAAGCATAATGACGCCGTGCGCAAAGTTCAGAGCGAGAAGCCTGAGCTCTACGCCACTTACCTTTCCCGCGCCCAAAAGGGCGAGGTGATCTTGTTCTAACCCTCACACTCAACTCCCATGTCCACGCTCTACTCCGGCAACGGCACGTTCCTCGCGAACACTGTCGTCACTGCCTTCCGCGCCGTGGTGCTCTCCAGCAATGGCGGCATCACCCTCAACTCTGGCTCCACCAAGCCAGACGGTTTCGCCCTGACTGACGCCGCCTCTGGCGACTACGTCTCGGTCAAGTTCTTCCACAACCCCGGCACCCAGAAGGGCTCGCTCTCCGCTGCTCCGATCACCATCGGCGACACGGTTTACGCGGCCAATGCTGGCAACGTCTCGCCCACCGGCACCGTTGCCGTCGGCAAGTCTCTGACCACATCTGCCGTCACTGGCGCGGTGATCGAGTTCATCCCTAACACCCTCTAATAACTACCCGCCATGTATTCAAACAGCAACGCCATCTACCGCGCCGAATTGGCCGGTTATGTTTTCGAGACCGAGGGTTGGGAGAAAGGCCTCATCGCCGGCCTCGCCATGCCCATCGTGGATGTCTCCCTCCCTGAGGGTCAGTATCCCAAGTTCCAGAAACAGCAGGCCCAGACCCTCAAGAACGACGTCAAGGTTCGTGCGCCCTATTCCGGTTTCGCCCGCGGCACCTCGTCCTTTGTTCAGGATACCTACGCCTGCTTGGAGTATGGTTACGAGCAAGCCGTTGACGACACCATCCGCCTGAAGAACTCCGTATTCTTCGATGCCGAGGTTGTCGCGACCAAGATCGCCCGTCGGAAGCTCCTCCTTGCCTACGAAGTCCGCGCCGCCGCTCAGCTCTTCAACACGAGCAACTTCACCAGCACGAACTCCGGCACCGCCTACACCACCGCGAACATCGCCACCTTCGACGTCGGTCTCGACGTGGATGACGCGAAGGATCGCCTGGTCGCCAAGGGCGAGACCGCCAACACTGTCGTGGTTCCCTACCAGGTTGCCACCCGCCTCCGCGCCTCCACCAAGTTCCAGCAGCGCGCCCGCGGCGCTGGCGTCTCCAGCGACGCGATCCTGAACCTCGATGCGAACGCGATGGCCGACGTATTCGGTGTTGATCGCGTGCTCATCGGTCGCGCTGCCTATGACGGCGCTGCCGAAGGTATTGCCTTCAGCTCCTCGCTCATCTGGAGCAACTCCTATATCTGGGTCGGTAATGTCGGCACCTCCATCCTCGATGGCGGCGCTGCCTATACCCTGAACTGGAGCCAATATGGCACCGCTCTAAACGTCGAGACCTACCGCGACGAGCCCATCAAGAGCGACATCGTCCGCGCCGCCCATAGCACCGCCGAGAAGGTGGTCAATGGCGCCGCCGGCGAGCTCATCGGCACTCAGTATGCCTAAGCCCTGACGGCTTACTTGGCCCACCTCTTTACCGGGGTGGGCTTTTTTTATGATGAATGATTACTCTCAAAGCGGCGAACAAGCCGTCATCTTCGCCAACTGCGGATCCGTTGGCACGTTCTTGGACATCGGTGCCAACGATGGCGTGACGTTCTCGAATACCCGCGCGCTCGTGGAGCTCGGATGGTCTGGCATCTACGTGGAGCCGGGCGAAGCGGCCGCGAAAAAGCTGAAAGAGAATCTACCCGACGCCTGCGTTTTTCAGGTCGCGATTTCCGACCAAGACGGTGAGGCAGAGTTTCACGAATCCGACGCAGCCAGCCAGCACATGCTTTCGTCGCTGATCAATGCGGAGACTCACCGCTGGAGCTCGTTCAAGTTCGCCACTCGCACCGTCAAAACCATCACCGTCAAGACACTCCTAGAGCGCGCGCTGATTCACGGCATCGACTTCCTGAGCATCGACGCCGAAGGAGCCGACCTCATGATCTTTCGCCAGTTCGACCTTTCTGGCCTTGGCGTGCGGCTGGCCT